AAGGGTATTCTTGCGAAAACTGAACCAAAATTCAGGGGATAGAGCCTTTGCCCAGTGCGTCAACTCATGTGACATAGCGGTAACAATGGCATTTTCCGCCGAATCCGTTCCCGTATTCTTTGCGTTAATATCCAGGAATATTGTGTTTGTAGGGTCGTAATATTCGCCGTTGGCGTTTTTAAGTTCTGCTTTATTCGTGGTGTTGGAATCGTAATATACTACATTCACATTAAAGCCCTTAGCAATTTGTGACGTAAATCTGATCCCGTCCTTCTGGTTGTCGGTAAGCTTTGTAAGATCAATGTTGCTATCGTCTACTATAGCACGGACCTGTTTATCCCTGTACAATTCCCGCCTTGTTGCAATGCGCATTTTTTCTCTTTCGAGCTGGCTTGTCACGGATGAAGCATCAGATAATGCTGCATTGTATATATTGTAGACTGTGTCCTTCGGAAATAAACCATCCTCAATATATCTCTGAAGGTCTTTTGTAAGTCCTCTTTTACCGGTGTCATAAATAAGAACAAATTTGTTTACATAATCCCCCAGGTTTTCACCGTTGTAATTTTCTACGAAAGCTTTTCTGGATGCTTCGGGAAGATTTTCTGTAAAGCTTATCATATGATTCGTGCTGTCCGAAACGTTCACGTCTTTGGCATTAAAAGTTCCCTCTTTTGTCACAAAAGTGGGTGTGTCGCCTTCCCAGATGATGTTTTCAAGGTGTAAGATATTACCCTTTTTGTCTGTTATGCCAGTCTTAGGTAAAAGGTTTCTTGATGCCTCGTTCATCGTCTGAACGTATTTATTATAATCTGCCTCAGTTGCGTTTTTCGCCGTTGCCTTTTCAATGGCATTATTAATAAGAGTGTCCTGTGCAAAGCCCACATTAAGCTTTGTAGGATTCTCTTTAATGGTAGTTGCAATATCTGTTCTGCCCTCTTTTTCGAGCTGTTCTGCAAGCTGAGGAACATTTTCATTTTGCAATATGGACTTGCCATAAGAATTGTATCTCTTTAAACCGGAAGGTATTTCAATTCCGGCACCAAACAAGCCGCCAAGGGCACCGCCCAACATATCGGTAAGGGTATCATCAACAAACATTATAAACGCAATCCCCTTAGCGGTAACATCGTCAAACCCAATTTTTAAATATTTGTGATAACGTTGCATCAATTCTGATTCGGTGCCCTCATTATTGAGGTCCATTGTAAGAAAGTCCGTTATCAGATTTCCGAGATCAGACAGTCCTTCTTCTGCCGCCTCAGCCCCGGACGATGCTAACAACGCCCGCACAATAAATTCTTTTGCGGTCTTTGCGTTTATCTTTCCGGTAAGAATGTCAAACATTGCATCTGTTCCGATGGACTCTGTAAGGTATTCCCATACGCCCGAAGCCACGGATGATAAAGCCGCCTCTGTTTCTGTGCCGCCACGGTCCAAAACTTCTATCGCCTTTGCTCTTGCGGCATTACCACTCATAGGAAGTTTTGTTAACGCCTTTACCATTTTAGATGCTTTTTCACTGCCGGCAACGCCCATAGCAAGGTTTGCCGTAACAATGCTGTCAAGTACAGACATAGCCGCCTGGTATGCTTCGGGGATTATCTTTGTCCCTGTTTTTTCACCAAGATACTGCCCGCCTGCGCTTCGCAAAGCATCGACATTCGAGCCGACAAAATTTGATTTTGCAAAATCGTTCCAGCCCTTAGCAAAGCCTTCGCCCTGCGCTGCTGTTGCTAATCCTGCTAAACCGCCGGTTGTTACCTGCGCTAATCCGCTTGCAACATTTGGCAATACTGTCTCAGGCCACACAAGCATTGTGTCGCCTAAATTGTCTACCTGTTCATTTGCTCTCACGCCCTGATACTGTCTTACACGATCTGAAACTTCTTCGATAATATCACTGTATAAATTCTGTGCTGTTTCATAATCACCAGTGTTGTAATAATAATTATAGAGTGCCTTTTCTTCATCGGTAAGCATAGAATACGGGTTAGTGCCTGTTAAATATTCCGTAATTGCTTTTCCGGCGTTTTTAAAAGGGTTTTTGGAGACGGGTTCATTAATATTTTCGTATAAGCTTCTGTTCGTAGCCTGGTCGCCCTTTATGGCACTAATGGCATTTTTAATATCATTCCACGGGCCATACCCGCCTTCTGCAACGTACTTTGATTTTTCCGCAAAATCTTCGTTTGCCATAACAGATTTATACGGCTCTATCTTTTCTGAGGATCCTATACTCGATAAATACCGTGTCTTAAGATCAACGTCGGAGTTGTCCTCCGACGTTGTATAACGGTTTTTCTTTACTCTTTCTTCAATGGTTAAGCCTTTGCTATTATCCTTTTTAAGACGTTCCTCTAATGTCATAATCGGCTCCTTTAAAATGTATAGGTCTGACCTTTCTTCATGCCTTTAAGTTCTTTCAAAACTTCTTCGGGAATACCGAGCTTTTCAAGCTCTTTATAAGTGTATGTTTTGGTGCCGTCGGTAAAAGTGTCTTTGTTATCATTTACTGGTCTGTCGTCTACTTTTTCAAGGGTTGTGGTGTTATTTCTCACATAATCCCTTACCTTCTGCTTCATATCATCAGAAAGGTTATACCCTGAAAGACTTTCGATATACCTTTCAACCGCTGCCAGACCACCGTAACCGAGTGCCATATCATACGCATCTTTCATAACTGCATTTTCGTCTTTTGCACTCATGTTATTGTACTGCGCCGCCTCAGCCTCTTTTAAAGCCTGTACATACGCTTCCTGCTCCTGGTTCCTTGCGTAGTCCCTCGCTTCTTCGTTGTATGCACGGGTGTAGTCTCTTTCATCCTCGTTAAATGCCCGGTTGTATGCGTCCTGTTCTCTTGAATAAGCTCTTTCATCCTCGTTAAACTCACGGTTGTAAAGAGTGTTTTCACGATCAAGTGCATATTTGAGATCATTAAGCATACGGTTGTAATAATCTTCATCCTGGTTCTGTACAAGCTGAATATTCTGTAATGCCTGCTCGGTGTCAAGGTCGTATCTGTCACGGGCAATGTTGTAAAAGTCGGGCAACGCCTCGTTAGCTTGCTGCAAATAGTTATTATATGCACCATTTGCCGCCGCCGTTGCATAGGTCGAACCATAGCCGCCTGTAAGCCCCGCCGCCTGTCCAAGGGTATCTTTCATTGCTAACTGCCCTGCGTTCTGCATAGCGCTTAAGTAATTCTGATATAACATATCCGTGTTGGGATCCCATGAAAAACTACCACGATTTTTAAAGTCGCTTATAAGCTGTTCAAGCTGATCTGAATACGGTGTGCGCCCGCCCTGAAGTTCCTGCAACTGCTTATTGATATAATCCGATGCCGCACTCACAGACCTATACGGGTTTTCGGTGGGTTCTGCGCCGTTTCGTATCATATCAGTCCACAGCCTCTTATCAACGTCACCGTTAATAGAAGGGGCGCTATCTCTTGTGGGTGTTAAGAGATTACCAGCTAAGTTTTTTTTCCCATAATCAGGGGTGTTTACATAAGCGCCGGATCCATCGTCCTGCAAGTCAACCATTTGTTCGGTTATAATTTTGGGAGTTTCCGGAAGGCTGTTTTTTTGGGGAATCTTTTCAACGTACGCCCCTGATCCGTCGTCCTGCAAGTCAACCATCTGTTCGTTGCCAAACTTAGGGTTTGACGGTATGGTTTTTCTGTTTACGTAACTGCCGGATCCATCATCCTGTAAATCAACCATCGTTTCATTTCCGAATTTTGGATTAGAAGGAATAGGTTCCGGTAAATCTTTTATTGCCGCAACGTAACGATCTTCAAGCTCTCTATCAAGAGCGCTTTTCTGCTTGCCGGGAATGTTTCTATCTAAAACGTTTTTGAAATATACCGACGCCATAGATTTTGTATCAGCCTGCCTTGGCGGAATGGTTACAACTGTTCGCCCGCTGCCACCGTGACTTCTTTTGGGCACCGCTGATTTCGCATCAACCAGCGAATCCGAATCGCCTAACAAAGGATTATAAGGGTTTACAGTGGGCGTTAATTCCTGGGGCGACGTTGCCATATAAGATTCAAGCGGTGTGGCATACCCTAATTTTTTAAGTAAATCTTTCAGTTTTTCATCATCCTTTGTTGCCATCTTCTGTCTCCTTTTCTTTTAATGCTTGTTCCGCTGCCGATACCTCTTTCAAAACTGTTCTGTCGGCTTCGTCTTTTATGTCGTCGTATATATCTTTGACTAAAAGCCTTTTAACCTCAATATCAAAGGGAAGCCCGTTGATAAAATTAATAATCTGCTGTTTTGCTTTTCTTATTCCGAAATTATTCATGTTTGCTCCTAACTAACAACATCACATAATACTCTTGCATTGGGATTATTAACAAGATCGGATAAAAGCCCCCAATGTATTCTTCCACTATCAAAGGTAACAGTGTCGCCTAAATCAGCACTTCCATATAATTCAATTGAACTTCCATATATTTTTGTATGGGTAAAATTTGGATCTCCAAATTCACAGTCGGCGGTACTAAATGCAATTACATCCTTGTTGTAATAAGACAAATATCCTGAATGGATTATCAGCCCGCCAATGTTTCCTTCATCTGCAATAACTTCCCCCTCAAACGTACCGCTATTGCACCATAGATTTCCTGCCGAGTCTAATGTAAAGTGGGTTGTGTCAACGGTAAATGTACCAGTTGAATTTATCTGTACACCGCTGCCTGATAACGTAATTCCGCTATACTGCGTTCCTTTTTTTACACTTGCGGCTATTCCATTTTCATCAACATCCAGTCTTGAAAGTATTCCGTTGGCTCCGTTTACCTGAGCATACACGCCATTTGCTGTTATTGTTACTGCGGCAACACTCGATTCAAGGTCTGCCACGGATAATTTAATCATCCCGGCGCTTTGCATGATCTCGGACATTTCCTTGCCGTTCATGATCTTGTTGCCGACAAAATCAGTTATATCTTCTTTAAACTTTGCCGACACATTGTCTGTGTCAATGTTCATAAGCAAAAGCTCTATCTGTTCTTTAAACTGGTACAGATATGACTTCATTTGCTGCAACTGTTCGCCCGTCGATTTGTCTGATTCGATTTTCGGATTAATTAATATCGGATTCACTGAATATCACTCCCTGTTTCCAGTGTTTTTGTTATCTGGTAAATTGTGACTTTGCCTTGTCCTTCAAGCTTTATCTGAAAATGATCGCACCGTCTCGGAATAATGGACAACGGGTAAACCTTTGTGCCGACTGATTTCATTTCATATAACCTTGTATAGGGCATATCATCGTACTTAATCCATACGGCAGCACGGGCTTTTGTTTCCATATACGCCTTTATTACAATTTTATGAACGTACTTTGCCTCCGGCATTACATAATCAATAGGTCTTGTTTCTGCCTGCCACTTAATATCGCTGTATTCTTCTTCCGTGGTGCTAACACTGGTATTTTTATCAAACAGGTGTAGTACCTTGTCATACACGCCAACAAGGATATTATTCCACGTTGCATACTGCATATACAGTGTATTGTCGTCCTCAGCCCAAAGCCCTTTTAAAGTGTCGTATACATATATGTGATTTTCCGATACGCCGTCATAGCATGATATGTAATACTTTTCTTTATTCCGTCCGCCCAAAGCATACGTGAATTTTGACAGGTCGCCCAGTTTCTTTGAAATGTTCTGCGGCAATGATCCATCATACGCACAAATTGAGGTACGGGCTTTGTAAAACAAAACTTCATTAACCACTGTAAGCGATTTGCTGCAATTCTTCTGAACGCCTCGGCATATTGTTTCTTTTGTCTGGTGTGCGCCCGTGTTTGATATTGCTATCTTTATAAGGCTGTTTTCCTTAAAGAATGTCGGGTAGCCCAGATATGTTACGGCGCCTGTAAATATTCCATCAGACCCTATTGTTACTGCCCACGAATCTGTTGATATGCCCTCAAAGCAATTCCAGTTTAAAGGATCCCCAAGCTTTGTTGCATATATCTCGGTGCCGTCTGAATTGCAAGCCCAAAGTCTGTTCATGGCTTCGGTAACATATGCAATGTTCGGCACTTCTCTTTCCACCTTAAATACAACGGAGGTCAGGGCTTTTGTTGCCGTTATAAGCCCTGAAAAAGTGATGCTATTTGCACTAACCGCCTTTATAGGGTATGTGGCATAATGTACGCCGTTATTTTCCATCGGCAGAACGTTGTCAACCTCTGCCCAGGTCTGTTCCTGAAGGTTTAAGGAAATTTTAACGCCGTCAAATTCGTTTAAATTAGCGCCTATTCCTGTAGCGGTTGCCATAACATACGCCGTTGTTATCGTTACCCATGTATTACTTGAAATTGAATACTGCTGCAATACACTTTTGCCGTCGATCTCTGTTAACAGGTAGTCGCCGTCCTGCGGGTCGTGTTCCTCGTAATAAGCTGCGTTATGATATGTTATCGCCTCGCCCTTTGCGTTAGTTAGTGAAAAGGTTACACTGGTTGACTGGAAAGACGTTGCCATGCTTTTAACGGTGCTTCCATCGTACACTTTTTTGTCAGGAAATATGCACAGATAGTTCCCCATTTTGACAAGTGTTTTCTCGTCATTGGTAAACGATGCCGCTATCTGCGGCGCCGTTCCATCCGGCTTTAAAGTCGTAATTTTATCGGTTGATACAATATACAGATTTTCCCCGCCTAAAATACCTTTTATGTTAGTCAATTTAAGGTCTGCAATTAACCTTTTTTGCCTGGTAGTCAGGTGCGGAAAATCATTTAATGACAAATTGTGCATACTGTAAAATTCACTTTCGGTGCACTCATTTGTCACGTTTAAGCCCATAAACTGGGCAATGCTGTTTGTTTTTAATTGTCTATCCTTCTTTGATCTTGGATCGGTGAGTTTTGGGAGTAACATTCTTTTCTCCTTAATACTGTCTGTATAGGCATATGTGATCTGTTATACCATCTTGCATAATCCTGGTATTGTGAATTGTACATTGCAGATGAATTTTGATACCGTGTCATTTCCTCGTTTGCCTCGTCAATTTTGGCTTTGAGGTAAGAAGGATATAAAATATCGTAAGGCGGCTCGGCAAGCAATGTCTTACTATCATCCGTGTAAGGGAAAATCAATCTTTGATCTTCCTCGCCTTCTTCCGGCGGTTCAATGTCCAAATACGGGTTGTCCTCATGAGTCATGAACAGGTCATTATATATTCTGTTATCAACCTCGGACAACCATTGCATTTTAATATCATCGGAATATTGATTAGGCTTTATCGTGTCCGCACGGTCAATTGCTTCTCGAATCGTCATTGTGTTCTCCTTTAAAGAAAAAGAAAGGCTTTGCAGCCTTTCAATTTTAATGTATTGCTATCGGGTTAGCTGCCTTTTCAAAGTAAGCTTTTTCCTTAGATATTGCAAAAGCGGTCGCTCTTTCTTCTGCCTTTTCCGCATTTCTTATAACCTCGGCAACTTCTTCGGGCACTCTTACAAACTCGCCCCGCTTAAGGATGTAATTTTTAAAATTAACACCCACAAACATTGTGTCCTCTTTGCCCTTCATAGGCACCCTAAGTTCCACATATTTCTTTGTGGGTTTGGGTTCTTCCTTCTTGGGTTTCTTTGCGGCCACTGTATTAACAGCGGTTTCCTCAGTGACTTCTGTGGTCACAACATCATCGGTTACAGCTTTTTTAGTTTTGTCTGCCATAATTTTCTCCTTAATTGCCGGGGCTGGCGAAGCCCCGGCATAAAATCATTCTTAGTTTTCTTCGTCGTCGTCGTTCATGGATGAACCGGTTTCAACACGAATAAGTCTCTCCTGATAAAGGATGCCTGCGCCGTGGTTGAACTTATAACCAACGGTTGAGAACTGGTCAAGAGGTCCGCCGATCTGTGAACGGTCCTTAATAATCATTTCCATGCCCTCGCCTTCGGGATCCAGTACGCCAAATGCGTCTTTACCAAGTGCCATTGAAGCATATACTGCTGCGCCCTGTGCGCCGCCTTCGCCGGGATATACTACGGTATCATCATCACATGCTGCAAGCGTTGTGGAAGCGAATGAAATTGTTGTTGCTGTGTTTCCGGTAACAGTTACCTTGTTTGTACCAAAAACAATTTCTCTGCCCTTCAAAGAGTCGTTTGTGATGGTTCCGCCGTCAACGGTGATAGAAGTTGCAGCGCCGGCAGTAACCGCACCATTAAGTGCAAGTGTTCTGGAGTCGGATGCAAGGTCGGCACCCTTGAAAACCTTAACATTGGTGTCCTCGATAAAGCGGAATCCGTGAAGTGTTCCGATCTCACCGTTGAAAATAGGTGCTACATCGTCATACTTGTGGAACTCTTTCCACTCGCTGGACTCTCTGAGGTCATAGGACTGTGAAGGATGGATTACCCATACCCAATAGCCGTCAAACTTGGGCACATGGTTTTTCTTCATCCATGTTGCAACCTTGTTAATAAGGCTGGGTGTGATCTTATGGTTGGGGGTGATAGCGCCTCTTGAAGTAGCGGGTGTGCCGCTGTACTCTGCGTAAACAACGTTTGTTCCTGCAAGGATCTTGTTTCTTGTAAGAATGTCGTATGTTTCGCCTTCGGTTGCGCCCATTTCCTCGGTTGCGCCGTAGATCACATCATCAAAGGATTCAAGCTCCAGGCGGTCGGAAATAGCAACATAGTCGCCGTGCTGGTTGGTTTCGATCTCAAGGCTTGTCATACCGAAATTCTGTCCGGTAGGAATTACACCTTCTGTAAGGGGTACTAATGCCTTAGGGAAAGTATTGAACTTTCTGAACTCGATCTTATTGCCCTTCATGGGTACATGCTTTCCAAGAGGGGTGAAAACTGTTGCCGCACGTGCGTTTTCCAGAAGCGTTCTTTCATAGAACGTTTTCATGGTGGGCGCCATGGACTGGGGTGAGGTCTGTGTTGATACGTTGATGGGGTTAACGTCGGTGGAAAATCTTAAAAGATTAAGCTTATAAAATGTCATAATTGCCTCCTTTAACTTTTTAAGGTTAGCGGTCGTATCTGTTTACGGTCGGTTAGAACATTATCGCTTTTTGCGCTGGCTTTCCGCCCATGCTGCAAGCTGTTCTTTGTTCATGTTGTTAAAGTTAGGAAACACACTGACTTGTGCGGCAGCGGTTGAACCGGTCATGCCGTTTTCTTGGGGTCTTTGGGAACCTGAAGCAATTGTGTTTGCAGTCGCAATTTGCGCTTGCTTTGCGGCGTTTAATGCTGCGCTCTGTATAACCTCGTTGTGGTGGGTTGCAATATATGCCGCTGTGGTATCACCGTTTGTCGCTCTGAGGATGTTTACAAAAGCGGGATTGCCTAACTCGCTTGCAAGATCGAAATTTGGGTATTTCTGCTGCGTTATCGCTGCGTTACGTCTTATAACCTCAAACTGTGCTCGCTGCTGTTCTTCCTCATAAACTCTTTGCTTTTCGGTTTCAGCCTCTTTCACTCGTCGTTCAAGTGTTACTAACTTTCGTGCTTCCGTCGGTGTCATATCGTGTTCTTCCGCATACTTCTCGTAATAGGAATCATCGTCTGCCACGGCGGCGGATAGCTTTGTCATGTAGTCTTTGTCCTCAGAATCCAGCCCGTATTTTGTACCAATGGTATTTAATAATGCCATAGCCTCTTTAAGACTCTTTTCCTGTCCTTTATATCTTTTGAGGCGGTCGTTTATGGCTTTTTCCATGTACTCACGATGGGCTTCTTTGTAGTCGTCGGACTTAATGATCTCGTCATATGTCAGCTTGGAAGGCTTGGCTTCTTCTTTTGCTGGTTCCTCTTTCACTTCCGGCTCTTTCTTGGCTGCGCTTTGCCCTTTCATTACCTCAGCAAAGAGTTTTCTTCCTCTTTCGGGGATAGAGGATGGAATATCAATACTTTCTCCCGAATTTTCTCCTGATGCAGCGCCTTCGCCGGTTGCGCTTCCGGCACCGTCGCCGCCCTCACCAAAGCGGAGAAGCTTAAGCTTGAAAAACTTCATATTAGTCCTTTCTGCCGTTTAGGTCGGCGAATCCATCTATTGAGAGAATATCACAAACACATTTGCGATTTCTAACCCATTCAAGAAAAAAGTTTTATTTTTTAATCAAAACATTTATGTCGTTTGGGAACTGTTTCCCCATCTGCTTGAAACATTCCACAACACCGTTGAAAATCGGCGCTGTTTTTTCCGTGGGCGTGTATGTTATATGCTGGTAGCCGTCGTCCTCCTCCTCGTATAAGTCAAAGGCTTGTGCCTTTTGCAGGCTTATAGCAAGTGCCCACAAAAGGACCGAAACCGAATTACATATCAAGGCGTTACCCTCGGAAGCATGCCCGTTTGCCGTTATGCTGTTTTTGGTAATTTCAACAGTTATCATATTTTGGTATTGTTTATCGCCTGTTCTTTGGCGTTCTCAACTATTGTACTTTGTGCGGGATCCGTGGTTGTCAAATCAACAGGTCCGCCACTCGGCATCGGCTGTCCGCCTTCTGCAAGTATCATCTGCCCGATTCTTTCAGCCAGTGCGGGGTTTACCTGTGTTGCAAGCTGCAAGCTCAACTGCTCAAACTGTAACAACCTCATTTGCAGTGTTTGATTCTGCTGTATCTTGCTTATTACAAGGTCCTTGTGGTCAAAGTCCATGATCTCTAAACATGCAAGCGCCTGGTCTGCCATATCGGGTCGGAAAAACCCTATCTGGTAAAAGTTTAACGCAAGTTCGTTCATTTCCATTTTCTTGTATGGTGATGCCTTTTCCGCTGTCACATCAACGTCAAATTCAGGCAGCCTAAGCCCCATGTTTACACCGTTGATAATTTGAGGCTGTGCCACTAAGCCGGAATTATCGAAATTAACAAACTGCTCCTCCCCGCTTGCGTCCGGTGCAATTCTAAACACCCTCGGAGAGTCGTAAAACTGTCTTATAAGCTCGATTACCTGATAAACAACCTCTTTGTATGCCCGGTAAAATTCACGGTTCGAGCTTCTTGCATTTTTACCCGCTGCCTCCTGCAATGCAGCTATGGCAGATGCAGCCGTTACACCGGATGAAGTTGATCCGTTGTGAACATCCTGATTACTCGTGGCGGTTTTCAATTCGTCCGTTTTAATATTCAGGAAATTAACATAGATGGAATCCAGCGGCTTTGTATCAATCGGGCGCATGTTCATTTCATCCAAACTGCCGGCAACATGTACAATTTTCTTTGATCTGTCCAAATACTCGGTTTCGTTCACCGCAGAATTTTCACGGGCAAAATATCTCGGCGTGGTTCCATCTTCGGCATTTTCAACCATGGCATTGTTTAAAATGTCTATGTCTGTTTGCGTTCCTCTGCCTATGTCCGTTAAACCATAGCCGATAATAGATCCCTCTATCGGGTAAAGGTTCATTACAACAAACGGGTATTTCCCGTGGTCATAATAGCCACGTTCCGCCAGGCTTTCGCCTGTTTCAACCATTGTGCCCGTTACGGGGTCAATCGTTGTCGGTCTTTCGGTTTCGTTCTCGGATGCGTACAACACAACGTCATTTACATATTTGCAATATTGCAGCACCTTCTTTCCGCCGTACTCGGTGTGATAGTACCAGTCAATAACAACTGATTTATCCGCTGTGTCAACGTTATCATCATAAATGTACTTTGCAACGGTAACACTTGTTTCACCTGTATGACCTTTTGTTTCGGGGTATCTCTGCTCTAATATGTCATTGTCTACAAGCTCAATTGTGAAAAAGTTCTTGCTTTGCTGTATATCGGTGATTCCCGGCTGCCAAAAGGCGTTCAAAATATCAATTTTCTTAACGGTTATATCCCCTAAGCCGTTATGCTTTGAGGCGTCCCAGAAAATGCCCTGGATGCTTCCGCCCTGTTTCAACGTATACCAAGCAATATCGGAGTATGTTTCCTCATACTTGTTTTGTTCAAGCACAACGGGAACGATGGACGATAACATTTTTGCTTGTGCCTTGTCGTCACTTTGGCGGGGCTTTATATTGCAGGTGGGAAAACTGTCCATTGCATCGGAGTATCTACCCTGAATACAGGACCACAACCAAGTTGTTGACTTCATAAAGTGTGTTTGATTTTCGTTTGAAACGTTCCCCCACTGGCGAAGCTTCCAAAACTGTTCATTATCTGTGATTTTCTGTTCAAGGCGCTGTTTTCCATCCTTGTATTTTCTCAACGTCTCTGTGGCTTTTGCGATCTGGTCTTTGCCGATTTTCTTTACTGCCACTTCCGCAGGTTCAACGGCGGGTGCTGTCTCGTTTAATGCTGCTTGTGCTAATGGGCGTGACGCTTCCCTTATCATCCCCGGTCTTACTATACCTTGTGCCATGCTTTCGCTCCTTTGCTTATTATGTGAACATGTTTAACGGGTCGTAACGTGGCGTTGCCTTTGTTACTATATCCCGTGGTGTTATCGGTCGTGACATTGCGGCGTATCTCAAATCGTCGCAGGCGTGGTCCTCTAAGTCGGTGTCCAAGTCCTCTATGCGGTGTTTATCAAACATCATTAGCGGAATGGTTCTTATTGTGTCTTTGCAGGTGTCGAAAAAATACAACATTGCTTTGCCGTTTTGATCAAACTTTAATCTTTCTCGAATCTGCATCCATCCCGGAACACGATCATTTACACCGGGCGTAAAATAAACGCCGTACTTTTCCGCCGTGTCGGCAGCGGAAACGCCTCTGGAACCATCCCAAATTGACGGATCCGCAACGCCAAATATTTTACGCCCGGCTAACATCGGGTGTTCTGTTTCGATGCGGTGTATCTCTTTGAATTGTTCATCATTGGACCATTTCAAGCCTTCGTTGGGCGTTCCCGTGCAACCGTACAATTGCAAAATCTGATACATGCAGCCGTCAAAATCTATCGCATACCATGAACACGAAAACGGTTTACCGTATCCCCAGTCATAGCTTCTAAACACATTCCAACTGCGGGGAACGTCAAAAGGTTTGATAACATGTGTAAAACGGTGTTCCCGTGCTGCTTCTTCTATGGTCAAATGATGCTCGGCGCACAATTGCGGGTCGGGTGTGATGCGGAACTCCTCAAAATATGCCCCCTCGAACACGTCCCAGCGCCCGTTAAGCCATGCTTCTTTTAATACCCTCGGCAGGCTTTCAAGCATGTGGACATAATCGGGATCCATTTCCATCAAGATTTTATTGTCGGTTATTAGTGACTGGATGAAAATATATTCTTCGGGGCGCTCGTCCTGTTCAAATTTACGATCAATAAAGACCCTTTTTATATATCCGTGTGCAGGTCCGCCCGGATTCGTCGTATAATAGACCCTCTTTGGGTAGCCATTGACGCCACGGCAGGAGCCAGCAATTTGTTTTATCCATGCTTCTTTCAAAAGGGTGGCTTCATCAATGAAAATTACATCGTATTCCAAGCCCCTGTAGTTCATGGCGTCCGAATCGTTGTCACAATATCCGCAGATGATCTGTGATCCGTTTGGAAACATGATGCGATTTTCACTTTTATTGTAACGGCAGAAGCCCACCAGCAAAGCCATTAATGGTTCTATATGGTTTGCAACAACCTCTTTATAAGTGCGGCGAACAATCAAACACTTTATGCCCGGATATTTGCAGCATAATATAATAGCTTTTGCCCTGATAGCCCATGATT